GGCAGAAACAGTAGCAGGTTCTAGCTTGTTTTTAACAATCACTTCGGCTACTTGTTCTGCACAATACGCTGCAAACGTCTCTGTCGGTTCGGGTTCTGTATGTGCTCAAGCCATAGAGGGTGCTAACCGAGTTAGGATAAAGGGTTTTGCAGTGGTATCTGGTGGTACAGCAGGAGACGTAGAGTTTATAAACGGATCTCCAGAAAGTGGCACAACATTGTTTAAGTCTAGAACAATAGGCACTGCAAACGATACTGTAGACAGAACAGTTCCATCTCAAGGTGTTTTGTTTGATAGTGGAGCTTCTGTTAAATATACAGTAGATGTCGCAGATAACATCACGGTGTTTTACGCATAGAGGGTTGGATGGCTAGAAAACCAGACAAACAACCACCTAAAACTAAAAAATATTTCCGCTCCACTAAGTCTGGAGCGGGAATGACTAAAGCTGGTGTTGAGCGTTACAGAAGGGATAATCCTGGAAGTAAACTAAAAACTGCCGTTACTGGTAAAGTAAAGCCTGGAAGTAAAGCAGCTAAAAGAAGAAAATCATTCTGTGCAAGAAGTGCAGGCCAGATGAAAAAGTTTCCAAAGGCAGCTAAAAATCCTAATAGTCGTTTAAGACAAGCAAGGAGAAGATGGAAGTGTTAAACATTAGAGATGTAATAACTGGAGTTTCAAGTGTTCTTGTTGCTGGTTCAATAGGATGGATTGTAACAACTCTTATTGAAGTAGATAAGAGAACCGCCGTTACTGTTGTCAAGGTTGAAGAAAATCATAAAATGATACATACTCTATGGATAGATTTTATAAATAGGAAAACAGATGGCAATCTCGCGGGGTTCAATTTCGAAGCAGATAACAAATTCACCAGGTAAAAGGAAGTGGAGTGATAAGAGGAAGAGGAAAATCAATTGCAAACGACCTAAAGGATTTTCTGAAAGAGCACATTGTGCCTCTAAAAAAAGGAGAGGTAATAAGAGGTGAACCACTTAAGGATTGTCCTCAGTGCAAAAAAAGGAAGTGGATGTGTGATTGTTGGAAAGTATTGAAAGGAAGGTATTATGCCTAAAGACGCATGTTATCATAAAGTAAAAGCTAAATTTAAGGTTTTTCCATCCGCGTATGCTTCAGGGCATATTGCTAAATGTAGAAAAGTCGGTGCAGCTAATTATGGAAAAAGTAAAAAGAAAGCTATGGGTGGTGGATTAAATACTGCCATAGAAAAAGTAAAAAACCAAACAATGACTGCTAAAGAAGGTAAAGTTGTTAAGATGACAAAAAGAAAGTCAAAAAACAAAAACATAGCTAGAGGTTGTGGTGCTATCATGTCGGGTAAGCGTAAAGTCACAAAATACGCATAATGGCAGTTAGAAAAACAAAAGCTGGTTTATCTTTAAAGAGATGGTTCAAAGAGGACTGGAAAGATGTTAAAACGGGTAAAAAATGTGGTCGTCAAAAAGGTGAAAAGCGCGGTACGCCTTATTGTAGACCGAGTAAAAGAATTAGTTCAAAAACTCCGAAGACTACTAAAGAGATGACAGCTACAGAGAAGCGTAGTAGAATAAGACAAAAGAATAGATTAGGTCAACCAGCAGGCGCACCTAGAAGGGTTAAAGCTTTGAGAAGAAAGAAAAAATAAATGGCAACCTCAAGCTCAAGAGATTTTGATTTAGATGTAGGAGAACTCATTGAAGAGGCATATGAAAGATGTGGCTTAGAAATGAGGACTGGCTATGATGCTAAAACTGCTAGACGTTCTTTAAATCTTATGTTTGCTGATTGGGCAAACAGAGGACTTAATTTATGGACTGTGACCCAAGAAACAAAAGCAGTGACTTCTGGCACAGCCACATATACCTTATCTAGTGAGTTTGTTGATCTATTAGAAGTTGTATTAAGAAACAGTAATAACGTAGATTTTACTCTCACACAAATGAGTCGTGGTGAATATTTAAGAATTCCAAATAAAGGTAATACTGGGCAACCAAGTCAATATTTCTTTGATAGACAAACCACTCCTACAATCACATTGTGGTCTACACCAGATACTTCTTATACTTTAGTGTATTATTATGTAAGACGTATTCAAGATGCAGATGCGTTAGTAAACACAACAGACGCACCTTTTAGATTTCTCCCATGTATGGCGGCTGGACTTGCTTATTACATATCAATAAAAAGAGCACCAGATAGAATACAAATATTAAAAGCTGTATATGAAGAGGAGTTTCAAAGAGCCATGTCAGAGGATGCAAATAGTACACCATTAAAGTTGACTCCTAATATTTCATACTTGAGGTATTAAAATGGCTAGATATGCAAGTGGTAAAAGAGCATGGGGATACTCAGACAGATCTGGTTTTCGTTATCGTCTTAGGGACATGATAAAAGAATGGAATGGTCTCAAAGTTGGTATAGATGAATATGAGCCTAAACACCCACAGTTAGAGCCTAATTATCCAGGCCCAGATCCAACAGCATTATATGAGCCAAGACCAGATAGCAGAACTGAAGTGACTGTAGAGAATTTATTAAGTTTAAATCCGTTTTTATCTGGCGCTGCTAGTAGCAATACCATAACAGTTATAGAACCCTCACACGGTAGATCGACAAGCGATACTGTTCGATTTAGGGACGCAGAAGGTTTTGATGGTTTTACAGCAACCGTTTTGAATAATTCTTCTGGTTATGCTATAACAAAAGTAGATGATAACACCTATACGTTTACTGCAAGTAGCGGTACTGCAACCACTGGTGGATTGAGAGGTGGTGGTGGATCGGTTACTGCGGGACCTGTAACATTGGGGACATAAATGAGTTTTACAAAAGCAACATTAACAACAGCAATACAAGATTACACTGATAATTCAGAAACAACTTTTGTTAATAATATACCTAATTTTATAAAAGCCTCCGAAGAAAAAATATTAAAAAGCGTAGATTTAGATTATTTTAGAAAAAATGTTACAAGTGCATTAACATCATCAGATGAGTTTCTTACAGTTCCAACTGATTATCTAGCATCATTTTCTTTACAAATAACAACATCTGGATCTGAAAGTTTTTTACTACAGAAAGATGTAAATTTTTTAAGAGAATACACACCAGCTTCATCGACAACTGGACTTCCTAAATATTATGCTAGATTTGATGAGGATAACTTTATTCTAGCACCTACACCAAACAGTAATTATACAGTGCAATTAAATTATTTTTACAGACCAGCTAGTTTAACGGCAGGTTCTGACAGTGGTACAACATGGGTTAGCACTAACGCACCTTTTGCTTTACTTTACGGATCTCTTGTAGAGGCTTATACTTTTATGAAAGGTGAGCCAGATGTGATACAAAACTATAATGGATTGTTCGCACAATATTTAGAAAGAGTAAAAGATCTTGGAGAGGCAAGAGAAAACACAGATGGTTATAGAGTTGGTCTGCCATCGAGACCGAGAACATAGGAGTAGAAAATGGCAACAGCAAATGCAGCAACCAATTATCTAGAGAGAAGATTATTACATTATATATTTAAAAATAACTCTCTTAGTTTTTCATCGCCTGGTGATAGTATTTATGTAGGACTTGCAACGGCAGTGAGTGCAGCTGAAACTGGATCTGTAACAGAAGCTGACTTTACAAACTACGCAAGAGTACAAGTGGCTGCTTCTGGTTGGACAACCATAGGATCAGATTCAACAGATACACAAACTGCAACTAACGCATCTAACATAGAATTTCCAGCTTCTGGTGGAGGCGGTGATGATACAATCACACATGTGTTTATTGCAGACGCATCAAGCAGTGGTAATATACTTTTTGTTGGTGCATT